GATATAGGATATGGTACCTCCGCTGTACGAACATCAAAAAAAAATAATAAAAGAAGACAGACACAAGTGCGGTCTATTCTTAGGTACGGGGGCATCAAAAAGCAGAACGGCTCTTGAGATGGCGGAAGGCAACACTCTGGTAATATGTCCCAAGCAGCAACGGGATGACGGTACGTGGACAAGAGAGAATGAGAAGTGGGAGACAGGGGTTGATTTAACCGTTATCAGCAAAGAAGACCTCCGCAAGCAGTGGGATACGTTGCCGGCCTTTACAACAGTGATTATAGATGAGTGCCATAACAATCTCGGCATCTCCCCGATGTGCATACAGCGTAAGGGAGTTGAGATACCGAAGGCATCGCAGATATTCAATGCAACCAAGAGCTTTTTAGATAAACACAAACCCAAGAGACTGTATCTTCTTTCCGCCACGCCTTGCCCCAAACCTATGAGTGCCTGGGGTATCGGAATTCTATTCGGACAAAAATGGGACTTTGAAGATTTCCGGAAGGTGTATTATTTCCAGGTCCGGATTGGTGCGTACCGCAGGATATACCTCCCAAAAAAGACAGAGGAGATAAAACAGCGGCTAGCCAACCTGGTCCAGCGTTTCGGATATACCGGCGGCTTAAACGACTTCTTCGATGTTCCAGAGCAGACCCATAAGGTCGTTGAAATCGAGCTCAGTGAAGAGCAAGAGAAGGCTGTGGCGGATATAACCATTATGGAGGCGGACCCGCTCGTAAGGCGTGCCAGACTGAGAACCATAGAGAACGGGGTGCTGTATGGTAAGAAAATTGAAGCGGAAGATGATAAAACAGATGTAATGAAAAACCATACCACTATTTTTAAGTCCAAAAAGATTGACTACATCCTGGAGAGAGCAATGGAGTTCCCAAAGCTTCTGATATTCGCCAACTACACGGCCCAGATTGAAGAGATTGCGAAGGCATTGCGGAAGGAAGGATACACGGTTTCAACTCTGACCGGTGCGACGAAGGATAGAACTTTCATAAGAAAAGTGGACGAGAGTCCGGAACCCCACATTGTAGTAGCCCAGTGCTCCATTTCATCCGGATACGAACTGCCAACGTTCCCGTGCGTGATTTACGCCAGCAAGTCGTGGCGTTACGTGGACTACGAGCAATCACTCGGGCGAGTGCTGCGTGCCAATAAGTTAAAAAAAAATCTATACATTCACCTTGTGGTCGAGGGGTGCGATAAAGACTGTCACGATACAATAATGGGCGGGGCTGACTTCCAGGAGAAATTGACTTTGAATATATAGTTATCAACGGTTGACAGTGGCGACAGCGACAGCGTATAATAAAAGAGTATGAAAAAAAGGGAACAACATTGGAACACCATTCTCAATTCCTATCTCCGAGAAAAGGAACTCCACTGCTTCTACGAATTGAAACAGGTAAGCGGTAGTACATTCTCATTCAGTAAAATTGAAGATAGTCAGTGGGCAGGGTTGCCGGCAACAGAGAGAAACGGGATGGTGTGGAAGTTTTCCGATGAGACAAGCAGGCCCAAGCCCTGTGACGGAGTCTGCATACCGCCTCTCCCATCCTATCTGATTATAAAATTCCCTGAAGAGTTTTGTATGATAAGATTCCATAAGATAATTAATATGCGTGACAAGGGGGCAACATCTATTTCGGAACAACAGGCAATAAAAATATCAGAGAAAATAATTAAATTAGAATAAATTTATGTCCAAGAAAAAAATACTACCTATGGCCAGGCTGAATACCAGAATCAGGCCGGACCAACAAAGGTTTATAGAGAAGGAGTCTAGTAAGAGAAAGATAACTCAAGGAGAGTTATTTAGAGATATAATAGATTTTTTTATAACTTATCGCAAAACTTAAAAATATGGTACAACTTCAAGATTACGAAAAGTATGCCGTTCTAGATGCGAAAATAAGGGAACTCACAGGTCAGAAAGAGGAGTTGAAAGAGTCAATACTGGAGGGGATGGAACTGGAATCCGAGTCCAGCGTGGAAACTTCGGTGGGAAAGTTTACTGTTTCCAAACTAAAAACTTGGGAGTATACGCCGAAGGTATCTGAG